TGGACGATTTGGCAAAGTGGGTTGCCCAAAAGGGCGGAAAGCAACTAAAGAATGTCCAACACACCAAGCGTTATGCCCGTGGTATTGGTTGGGCTAGGAACTTTGAGAAAAGCGGGCTTGCGGATGTTGTGGAAAAAAGAATTTATGGTCGTTCAATCAAGGGCGGCAAAACTGGTAGCAAGTTTGTTCAGAGCAGTGGGGTTCGTCGCCGTTCTGCCCCCAAAACCAATGCAGATAAACTCGCCCACCACAAGTTGGGAATGTATTACAGAAAACAGGACAAATATGCTCGCACATATGGCGACTATTACGGTCCGCACGACAGGTTCTTCAAGGAAGCCGATATTGGTCGTGCGCCAACAAAGGAGTTCAATAAGCGTGCGAATGCTGCTTGGAATGCTGAGGTTGAGATTGGTCGCCAGCATGCTGCACGAACCGCCAAGGCAAATAAGCGTGCTTTGACTCGGACTCGTAAGACTCCCAAAAAGAAGTAGTTGTGGCTAAGGGTCGTAAGCCGCAGTTGTCGCTGGACGACCTTATTGATTATGCTGCTTCAATGATGGGCGGCAAAACCACGCCGACGAACAATCCGACTGTTGCGATGGGTCAGGCTGTCAATCGTGGCACGGTCCAGTATTTGGACCCACGGGATTTCGGCAAACCCAATCGTTTGGCAACTGACGCTTGGGATTATGGTTTGTCAATGGGTCCTATACCTTTGCCAACTGCCGAGGAGACACGCCGTTTGGCGGACAAGGGTCCCGACCGTGGACATTTAGCCAGTTTGGCGTTACTGGGTGCGTTTATGAAAGCCCCCAAAGTCGTTAGAGGTATTCGTGCGGCGATGCGTGGAGCCGAAGGCATCAGCAAGAACAAAGGTGTTCAGCCAACAAAGTCTGTGCGTAAGCAGGGGGCTAATGTGGCTGGTCAAACAATGGACCCGATGGCACAGTATGCCGTCTTGTCTGCGCTACTCAACAGGAGATAATTATGGCTAGGGGTAAACCACGAACAATTCCAGACGAAATCATCAAGGGCATGACCCCTGCTGAGCGTCAGGCAGCGATGCGTGCGGTCGGGGCAAAGCGTGGCTATATAACTATGAGCAGGGGTGCGAACCGCCTGTATGAGGCTCGCAAGGTTGAGAGTCGTGCCAAGGAAGCCCGTGGCGTGAAAAAGAACATGACCAAGAAAGCCCAGAGTTTGGGGACCGATGAAGGTTTGATGCGTGAAGGTAAGCGTGGCATTGAACGCTTCAACGAGAAGCGTCTGACCGAAAGAGTCGTCAAGGGTAAGCGTGTTTTGTCGCAGGGTGGCGACCAGCGTATGAAGGATTTGCGCCGCCTGCTGCAAGAGGCTTTGGATATGGCTAATGAATCCAATCTTCGTAAGGCTGCAAGCAAAGCCGCTCGGTTGGCGAAGAAACTGAAATAGCGTCATATTTCGGGGGGTTTCGGGAACGAAACCCGTAATTGTGATGAATCGCCCCGATGTTGTCCACGCCCAAGCCTATTATGGGACCCCTGTTGGGGGTATGCGGCTGAGTGCCGTTGAGGGTGCCAGCCTTCAGGCTGGCGGTGTCCCCTATGAGGAACCCAGTGAGACGACCCGTAAGGGGAAGTGTGCTTGGGAACAGTCGCCGTGCGACGGTTTCGCTGTCAAGGATTCGGCGTATTGTGTGGGTCACACCAAGTCCAAGCGCAAGCAGGCAAAGACAGAGGGGGTGTAGCCGATGGCTTATCAGACGATGACGGCTACTGTGTTGCGGTCCACGGTTCGTGACATCGTGGATTTGGATGCCGAGGACCTGCCAGACAGTCTGCTGAATCTGTATATTCGTGACGGCTACTACAGGATTCTTGACCTTGAGAAGCGTTGGTCGTGGCTAGAAACGACTTTTACTTTCAATACGATTACGGACCAGCGTGCGTATTTGATTTCGTCGTTTACGGCTGACCCGATTTCGCAGGTTGTTTCCATTGTGGATAATGTTGGTGTCGGTACTCGTTTGGCGATGGTTGGCTACGATGAGGCTGAGCAAACCTATATGGGGTCGTATGACACCAGTGGGGACCCGCTATTTTATGCAGTGTGGAATGGCAGCATTCATTTGTTTCCGAAACCAAATAATGCCCGTGCCTTGACTGTCCGTGCCTACAGGGAGCCGATTGATTGGCAGACTACGGGTGGTGCCGTGGATGCGGCACCGAGTTTGCATTTTCCGTTGGCGTATTATGCGTGTAGCCGTATTTATCAGAAACTTGAGGATGCGCAGATGGCTGCTGTTTATAAGCAGGCGTTTGATGAGGGTGTGGCTTTGGCTAGGCAGAATATTATGAAGCCGACCAGTCACGGTCAGTTGATTATGGCTGCTGGTCATACTCAGGGTCGCCCAACCTTCAAGGGTTGGATGGAGTCGCTGGGCAGAACGCTGGGGCAATAGTGGCTTCGCTACAAATTTATCAGCAGCAGGATTTTACTGGCGGGTTGAATTTCCGTGCCGACCAGTTTCAGTTGGCTGATAACGAGTCGCCCAAGATGTTGAATGTGGAGATTGACCCTCGTGGCGGTGTATTCAGTCGTGGTGGCTATGAGCGTATAAATGCTACGGCTGTGTCTGGGACTTGGTCGCCGAAGCGGTTGCACAAGTTTACGGGGGCTACGCCCCGTATTATGTTGACGACGGGCGCAAAAGTTTACCAGTCAACTGGGAGCAATTTCAGCACTCTCCAGTATTCTGCTGGCAACGATATTGCTGTGTCGTACGCTTATGGTGCTTCGTTTGCGAACTGGGGCACCGATTTGTATATTGCTACTGGTGTATCTGGTGCTGGTTCATACAGTTGGGTTACTACCGATACTTATGCGACCGCTATTGATGTTTTGACAACATCGCATTGGAACAACAATTACAATAGTCCAGGGTCCAACAAGTTCCCTAGGGCGAATTTGTTGGCTGTGCATGCAAACAAAATGTTTGCGGCTGGCACCCATGTCAACGGTATTGATTACCCCAATAGGTTGCGTTGGTCCCACGAGGATTCCCCCAAGGATTGGGCTGAAGCGGATTATATTGACATTGTTGGTGGCGGTAACGGTATTACGGGTTTGGCTGTCGTTGCTGGCTCGTTGATGATTTTCAAGCCGTCGGCTACATACATTTTGTTGGGTTACGATTCGGACGATTTCAGGCTTGTTCAGTTGTCGGCGCATCTTGGTGCGCCGCATCCATTGGCTGTTACCGTGTCTGACCGTTCGGTGTATTTTTACAGCAACCCCGAGGGGTTGTATGAGTTTGATGGTTCTCGTTTGGTGGATTTGTTCGGCAATATTCGTCCTGCCTTGGATTTGGGTTCTTTCAATTCGGCTGCGCCGAATGCGGTGACATTGTCGTGGGTGGGGCATCGTTTGTGGATGTCTGCGCCCTACAGTTTGGACACTACTGTTACTGACCCGAAGGTGAATTTTGTGTTTGACCCGTCCATTGGACGGGGCGGTTCATTTACGATGTTTCAGTCGGCGGACAATTATGGTTTGGTTGGCGGCTGCGATTATGAGGATAGTGTAGGCAACAACTTGTATTTGATGATTCATCCGAATCAACCTAGGGTTTTGCAGGTGGACAAGTATTCGTTGGATTCCGACAACATTACTGGAACCCCGACGAACTTCACCAGTTACTATCGCACGAAGTGGTTTGATGGCGGTTCGTATATGCAGAAGAAGATGTTTCGCCGACCCGACATCGTCACCAAGGAGCCGTCCACCAGCACGGTTATAAATGTGAAGGTGTACCACAACTTTGAGGAGGGTGATGGTACAGAGCGGAAGAATTTTGATTTGACTTTGACCCCTAGTGCTGCTGGGATTGTTTGGGGTGCGGGATTATGGGGTGGTGTTTGGGGTAGTGGTGCAGCCAGTTCAACGGTGTTGTCTGGCAGAAATCTGGGGTTGGCTCGTTGTGTCCAGTTGCAGTTCACTGGTCCAGCGGGACAGTTCTGGGGTATAAACAGTATTGGTTACAAGTATCAAGGTAGGAGAGTGAAAGGCTAAAGATGGCTACGCTTACGATTCCAAATACATTTATCAATGGCACTACTGCTGTTGCGACTGAGGTGAACGCCAACTTTACGGCGGTCAAAACTTTTGCTGAGGGTATTGCGGCTGGTACGAATATTGATGATGGTGCTATCACATATTCCAAGTTGGATGCGAATGTTGCGTCTCAGTTGGCGGCTGGTGACTCTGCCGCTGTCGTGTTGGGTTCGCAGGTGTTTTGCTGATGGGTGAACCGTTCCAATTGCCGTCGCTGAATGCGTTGCAATCATCCGACAAGGATGTGTTGCGTATGGTGTTTCGGATGCTTGTGTCCGAGATAAATGATTTGCGTGAGCAACTTGACAGGGTTCGTACTGAGGCTGCTCGTGGAAGGGGTTACTGATTATGGCTGAAGGTTTGGCTGCCGCTAGGGCTAGACGGCAGCGGCTTGCCCAGTCGCTGGCTAATCAGCAGGCTGCGTTTTTGGGTCAGCAGCGTGGCAGTAGGGCTATTGCCGACATCACTAGGGCTGGAACTGAGGGGTTTCGTCCTGCTCAGGCTTCGTTTGGTCGCCGAGGTTTCGGCGGACCAAATGTGAAGTCGGGGATTCGTCGGGCTGGTTTGGCTAGGTATGCGGAGACAATGCAGCGTGAGTTGGGTCGTGAGACGGAGAATATGCAGCGGGAGTTGAACAGTATTGCTGCCAATGAGGCTGCCCAGCAGGCTGATTTGGATGCTTTTATAAACGAGTTGCAGTTGTCCAAGGCTCAGCAGATTATGGCTGATGCTGCGGCTTTGCGGGATTTTCAGGGCTTCTAGGAACAGGTCGGGTATTGGTGATGGCTAAGAAGTCAGCCCAGATGCCGCAGTTGTCTCCGCAACAGTTGGCTTTGTTGCAGCAGAAGTTTTCGCTTCAGGACCGTGCGTTTGAGTTGGCTCAGCAGGCGGTGGACCGCCAGTTGGCTGACCGTTTGCGTCGTGAGCAGCAGGCTAGGGATTTTGCTCAAGCCCAGCAGGAGCAGGCTGCGCAGGATGCGGAGCGTGCTGCGCAATATAGCGCATTACAGAATGTTGCGAACATTTATGCCCAACAGGCTAAGGATATTGGTGGTCAGTATGATGTTGCCGCTGGGGATATTGAGTCTCAGCGTCAAAACATTTTGCAGCAGTTGCAGGATGCTGTTGCTAGTGGGGAGTCGGGTATTGGTTCTGCTCAGGAG